AGCGTCAGCATTCTCTGGCAGGTTACGGACAAACTCAATGATCTCGTTAAGAAGAATCACAAAAGTCGTAAGCCTCTGCTGCCCATCAACAATCTGATAAGGCATAAATCCGCTATCCAAAAGCCACTGGTCATCGGCATCGAGTTTCTTTTTCTCGTCTCTGTTCATCGCCTTCATAGAAAGCAAACCAGTATAATGATTGCGGTCCGTTTGAAGATTCAGCAGATCCTCCCAGAAATCACGAAGCTGAGGATCCTGCCAGGCATAACCTCTCTGGTAGTCCGGTATTCTAAAAAGCTTGTTCTGAAAAATCTGAGATAATGACTGTAATTCATTCATACCTGTGTTTTATTCCGTCCCTTCTTCTCGTTTCTTATAGGTCAATTCGATGTCGTATCCGAGCTTCTCCATCATCTGGACAAAGGTCCGGTTGACGATCTTGTCCGGCGTCTTGATGAGCCTGCTGACATACGATGCAGAAGTTCCGACTTTATCTGCGAGCTCCGCCTGCGTGGTCTGTTCTTCCAGACACTTCACTTTTACATCGATCTCTATATTATTCTTAAGCATGTCATTAACCTCATAAGTTCAACTGAATTTCACTTACAGTTAAATTTATTATACTTCATCCTGGCAGGTTTTAACATTCCTATTTGGTAAAAAGCATAAAAAACAGCAGCCGGATCATCTCCGACTGCCTCAGTGTTTTCTCGGTTTATGCATCTACTGTTATCTCCAGGCTCGATTTGAACTTGACCACCAGGGCCTCGTCGTACACGGTGATCTTCTCAATCAGTCTTCTGACCAATGCATCCGAGTATTCCGTAATGGCTCTGGTCTGCTCGCCCAGAAAGTTTGAAAGGTCTTCGATGCGATCCTTCACATCCTTTTTCATCGCGGCGTCCGTCATGACCTGCTGCCTTTCTTCCCTTAGCTTCATGATGGCCTCGCCAATCTCACTGATTTTGCTCTCGTCCTTTCCAGCGTTCAGAAGCTCGTCCTGTTTCTGCTTTATTGTGGCATCGATTTCCGCAATCTTCGCATCTGAGTCTTCCTGAAGAACTGCGCGGATATTCTCTTTGAGCTGAGGAAGAATCTCATCCTTCCTTGACCAGGCATCATTGACTGCAGTGACAACCGCCGCCTGGATCACCTCTTCATGGACGGTCCTTGCCGGACAGTCAATGCCGCTTTTCTTCTTGTTTACCCGGCTTACGCAGCGCCAAACCGTCGACTTGCAGCCATGATTATTCCACTTGATTCTGCGGAAGATATCTCCGCAGTGCCCGCAGATGATGACGCTGGAAAGCGCATACTTCGAACTGTAGACTCGCTTCTTGCCGCCCTTGATAATATTGGCACGTCTGTCGATCTCAGCCTGAACCCGAAGGAACACGTCTCTGTCAATGATCGCTTCGTGGCTGCCCTCCACGTAGTACTTCGGCACCTGGCCGTCGTTCTTAACGCGCTTCTTTTCCAGAACGCTTACCGTGTAAGTCTTCTGCAGGAGCGCATCACCGATGTACTTCTCATTGGTAAGGATCTGGCGGATGTTACTGACTTCCCATTTCTTATGTCCGGCGCCGTTCAAAATGCCGTCTGCCTCAAGTCCCCGCTTGATCTGAAGAAAGCTCGCGCCGTCCATGTACTCGGCATAAATTCTTTTTACAATTTCTGCCTGTTCCGGGACAATGACCAGCTTGCCATTCTCATCCTTGGTGTAGCCGAGGAAGCGGTTATGGTTGACCTGGACCTTGCCTTGCTGATTCCGGAACTGGATGCCGAGGCGGACGTTTGCCGACAGGGATTCCGATTCCTGCTGGGCCAGCGCCGCCATGATCGTCATAAGCACCTCGCCCTTTGCATCCAGGGTGTTGATGTTCTCCTTCTCGAAGAAAACGGCAATGTTCAGCGCCTTGAGCTCTCTTGTGTATTTCAGGCAGTCGACCGTGTTTCTGGAAAATCTACTGATGGACTTAGTCAGGATCATGTCGATCTTGCCGGCCTTGCAGTCCTCAATCATACGGTTGAACTCGTCTCGCTTCTTCGTATTGGTTCCGCTGATACCGTCGTCTGCATATACCGCTACAAATTCCCATTCCGGTTTGCCCTTGATGTAGGTCGTGTAGTGCTCAACCTGAACATCGTAGCTGGATTCCTGTTCTTCGTATTCGGTTGATACACGGCAGTAGGCAGCCACTCTTGTTTTCTGTACTTTGGCTTCCGGCTTCTGCGTTCCTACTTTCCGTATTGCCGGAATAACTGTAATGTTTCGTGCTAATGGCATTTACTTGCTCACCTCGCTTATGATCAGGCTATAAGCATATTCCGCCTGCTTTATTGCATCGTCATATTTCTTTGGCACTCGCGGCAGGAAGAACTCTGTGTAAATAGGCGATTCTTTCGGCTCTTTACTTTTCCGTCTATCCCTGCCGAGCGCTTTCTCTCTTCTTTTTCTTTCCGCTTCGATCTTATCGAGGGTCTCCCGTGTAAAGATGGCCGGGTAAAAGTCGTCGCCCAGGTACTTCTTATTCTGCAGCAAACGTTTGACGCCGCAATGTTTCATGGTAACTCCCGCATCTGCAGCAGCCGCCACATATGACATCCCGCTCAGGTAATTGTCACAGATCTTTCGGAGTACGGCTGCTTTCTCCTCATCGATAACAGCCTTGCCGTTAACGATCTTATATCCGTATGGTGTATGCTCCATTCCTATATCCTTTCCCGGAAGACCGGACCGCACTTCATGGCAAATCCGATCTCCGTCCTGCTGTAAATGATGATGTGGTCCACATGCTCGGTAAAAAGCTCGCCGTTGAATGCTTCCAGCTGATTTCCTTTGGCCGTGTAGTGCAAAAGATTTGTCAGTGCTTCCTGCTGGTCATACCCGCCGGCCATCCTGCTGGAAAGTGCATCCTTCTCGGCCTGGAGGCGCTTTTCCTTTTCAAGAAGCGCATCGTTTTCTTCCGCATAGACTGCCGGGTCCAGAAGGCTCTTACTGAAGAACTGCAGAATCTGTGTCCTGCGCTCCGTATTCTTTTCAAGGAGCACTTCGATTTCATCCAGCCGGTCAAGTGCCGCCTGATCGCTCCCCTTCACATACATCTGCTCATAGGGAACCAGAATTTTGCTCCGTGCAAACGTCAGCTTGTTCATCATGTTGACGAAGGCTGCCTTGACCGGTTCTTCCTTGATGGATTTCATGCTGCACTTGTTCTTGTCCTTAACATGTGTTACGCAGGCGAATCCAAACTGGTCGCCCAGCTTCACCCGTTTCCACTTGCCGCCGCACTCGCCACAGATGATTTTCCCCGACATCGCATATCGATTGTTGTACTTCTCCATATCCTTCTCTATGCCTTTTTCCATGGCATTTCTGTCAAGAATGGCATTGGCTGCGTCAAAGTCCTCGTGGCTGATGATCGCCTCATGGTGATCCTTGGCCATATACTTACTCTTCTCGCCACGATTGATGTGGCGGTTGAATTGGTCATCCGTGTAGGTTTTCTGGAAGATGACATCGCCGGTATACTTTTCATTTCTGATCATGCTTTTGACCACACCGCTTCCCCACCTGCCGCCCCGTTTTGATGGAATTTCTCTCTGGTTCAGTTCCTGCGCTACGCTGACCGACGACTTGCCTGCAAGCACCGATGAAAAAATAAATCGCACTGTCTCTGCCTGATCTGGTTCCACCACCATCTTGCCATTTTCGTTCCTGTAGCCGTAGGGAGGGTAGCCGATCTTGAATGTTCCATTCATGAAGCGCTTCTGCACGCTCCATGTTTCATTATCCGAAATTGATCTGGATTCGCTCTCTGCCAGGCTGGCAAGAATGGTGAGAAGAAGCTCTCCATCCATTTTTTTCGTGCTGATGTTCTCTTTCTCGAAATAAATGAAGATGCCCTGCTGGAACAGCTTTCTGACGATCTCGATACTGTCGACCGTATTTCTGGCGAGTCTGCTGATGGACTTCACAATGATGTAATCAATCAGCCCCTTGTCGCAGTCCACAAGAAGCCGCTTCAGGCCGTCGCGCCGGTCCATTTTTGTTCCGGAGATACCCTCGTCAAAATACAGTCCGGCAAATTCCCAGTCGGGCCTTGCCTTGATGTACTTTTCATAGTGGTTCTTCTGCGTTTCCAGGCTGACCAGCTGCTTGTCAGAGTCCGTCGAGACCCTGGCGTATGCTGCAACGCGCAGCTTCTTTTGCTTGGTGCCTGCTGCCTCAATCTTTGTTATTCGTTTCATGGTCTCACTTCCTTTCGGATTGGGGTAGTACATACATCACTCTAAAGGCCGGTGATATCAAGTTCTTTTCGCCCCGATCTTCGACAATAATGGCGAGAAAGACTGCCGGTTTCGGACCATGATTTTGTCAAATTCATCCCGGGAAATAAGGCCATCGTTCAGGAGATTTCTTGTCATCTGCTCCGCCAGAAGATAGTCGTATTCGTGCTGCATTTCCGCATTGGTAGGTTTTGGAATATCACTGTACGAGATATCTCCATCCACAATCTTTGTTACCTGCATAGAAAAACACCTCCTACCAGGTAGCCCCGGCAGGAGGTAAAATCTGACGTTTGCTTAGTCTTTCATATAGAAATCGCAAACATATCCATCAGCGCGAAGGACCAGTCCGCTGGCCCAGGGAGGGACCCGTCCCATCTGCTCACAGATCGCTTTAAGACTAACTCGCGGATCTGCTTCAATAATGAGCTCATCGTGGACATGAGCGACAATGCTGCAGCACCGAAGAGTCTTCATGGCATACATCAGGATGTCTCTGGATGTACCCTGAACAATATTCTCGACGAACTTCGGACCGTAGCTTTCGATCCGTTCCCATTTCTTTGTGCTGCCTACGCCTTCATAGGTGACAGACTCG